GTCACCCTCGACCATGGGGAGTGCGTTTCTGCGTCCACGGACTGAGCCACCCTTGGCAAATGAATAGTCTGGGACCGTCTCAGACATTGGGTAGGTTTTTCTAAATCTAGCTTGCAACTCTTGTACAGCTTCCTCTTGAGTTAAACCCCGAGACTCCATCATGTCTCTTATCACCTCTTCCACTGTTGCGGTTCGTTGAGGATTCTCTTGAAGTAAGCCGGGGAAAGGCCGTTGGGTGTTGCCACCATTCTTAAAACCGTCGGGAGAATTAACCACCTCGACCATTAGATCTAATTGTTCGGGTGTCATGCCCTTCACACGATCCATTGCCTCTCTTCCAGAGAAGCCTTCTCTTGTAAGAATGTCGAATGCAGTCAGCTCTCTCATAGAAAGATTGAATTCGCTATCCGTTTCATAGTCTCTCATAGTATATCGGTATGGCTGAACAAAATCTTCCGTGGGAGTAGACTCGGCAGGAGCTACGGGGGGAGCTAAACGCTCTACTTCAATCTCAGGACGAGCACCATCTGGGATAATATTTAAGGGGCTGTTATCTCTGGGGGGCATTACAAATCTGAATGCCTCGGCATCACCACCGTAGCGGGGAGATCCTGTCTCAGGGGGAATAAGACCACCGGGGATAATGGGTCTACGAGCTTGGGGCTTATCAGGAGCACCGAAAGGATTCTCACTGGCTCCTTTAGAAGCTGTTTCTAACATCATAAGATCCTTGAGCATCTGGCTAAACCGGGCAAGGTCTGTGGATACCGAATCATCTGCTGCGATGTCACGAACACGTTCATCGCCACGAGAGGTGAGGTTTTCACCTACCCGGCCACCTTCTGCAAAAGGTGCGGGATTCGGGGACATATTCCCGAATCTTTTGATAATTTCGGCAAGGGATAAATTTGACATAGAGTCTCCAAACTCTGGGAAAGATTTCCGGTAATTAAACATTGCCTGTTCTGGCGATACCCCAAATCTTTCAAGGGCTGCACGGGAATCTGATTGACCCAGTGCAATTCTCTGAAGATCCGAGAGATAATTCTGAATATCAGCGGCTTCTCGTAAGGCTTGGGGTGAAGCTGGTTCTGTTGCAGGAGCAGTAGGCCCAAAGGTAGGGATACCCGGATTCGTTGGCCGAGCAGGGCCTTCGGGACCACCGCCTGTTCCTGAGCCGCCGGGTCCTCTGCCACTGACAACACCCGGCTTTCCTGAACTAAAATCTAAATCACCAAGAGAGAGCCCTGCGAGACTGGCGAGTCCACCTGCAACTACTCCCGGAAGAGTACCACCCAACGCCAAAGTACCTACTGCCTTGGCTACATCGCCCAAACCTAGGTTGTCTAGATCAAAGTCTACATTTAACTGTGGTCTTGATCCCAGACTGTCTTTTACACCATCATAACCCTTGGCAGCGCCTGATTGGCCAAAGCCACCACGAGTGGCGTCTCTTCGGGCGTCCATTCTGTCCGCATGATTTGGTGCTGGCATTAGTAAATTCCTCCGTTGATCATCCTATGATACCTTTTAGTTTAAGATCTTGCAATAAAGTCCCCAGTGCATTGGCAACAACAGAGACCGAGATTTGACCCGCACTTACATCATATGTTCTATTCACAGATACATTTGAAATAACATAAGGCTCCTGAGAAGCAGCCTCGATATTACTCTGATTATCCCGCAGTTCCAGATTTCTGATAAGCTGGGACCACGCCCCTTGCATCTCAGGGGTTGCACTTCTCGGTGCCCCCGGATATCTGACAAAGAATTTTCCTGATTTTCCTACATCAATAGACATCCTTAGCGTTTCCCATCCGGTACCAGATCAAGTCTGAATGTGCCGAGCCTCCATGAAGTGCCGACAGCACTTGTGGATATCCTGAGGTTTGCCTGTCTTCCCCGGAGTCTGATGTTCTGGAATCGGGTCGATGCCGAGACAACAAAGGGACCTTTGGATACTGTTGTTGCCGTGGGGTATTGTTTAGCACCCATCAGGATGTTGACCTGTGGATCATTGTTGATTCCCCCGGGGTCTGTGAGTTCAAAGTCCGGGATAAATTTATCTGCAAACAATAGATCATCGCCGTCCCCGAGATCGAAGTCACCACTCTGAATAAAGGATTCGTATCCGATTAACTGGTTATCTCCGATGACAGCACTGTAAGTGTCGGCGGGCTCGTTGTTATAAAGATAAGCAACACCAGCCGAGACACCTGTGGTAATAATATTTCCAAAGATGTCCGACCCATAATCCCATGTTGTCCAGTAGGCATCGCCGAAGACCCAATAGTTTTCCACGGGGCTGTATGAGATATATTTATTACACTCTTGCGAATCAGCAGATGGGTATAGCCATGTAATCTCAGAAAATTCTGTGTTGATACCACAGAATACTTTTTCTTTCTGAGAGAAATTAAAGTCTGAGAAAACATATTTTCTGGCAGATGACGGGAGAACCTGTACCTGACCGTTGAAGACAAAGAAGTTGCTCTCACCCATCCAATACAAACTACCATTAAAATCTTTTGCTGCATGGGGTGAGATCGAACCACAACCGTCACCAAGAATATCCGTGGCAAAGATATAGGGCTGTCCGACGTAAACCATGCCGTACAGGGCCGAGTCTGTTAGTACAAGGACACCGCCTCTGGAATAGACACCCTGATTGATCTGTGTTCCCCTCTGGATTCGGAAATCACCTGCGGCGTTCGTGACTGTTGGCGTCCATACGTCATAGTCTTCCTGATCAGACCACCTGATCAGCATAGGATCGAAATTACCGGATACGTCATTACAACCCAAGGCAATGACGTGTCTCGATTTTTCTGAGACTATGACACTGTTGACAGATACAGGAGCAGCCGAGACAATTTGCGCCCTTACGTCAGTACCTGATGTTGCATCCCAGAGATAGATTGAGCCTCCACGGGGATTCGCCAGAAGATCCTCTCCAAAGGTGTCCATGCTCCAGTTACGCATACGTAAAGTAATATTTGATGTAGAGGCAGGAGTACCGTATGTTCCCGTGCCGTAGGTGCCAGCGCCCCAGCCGAGGCCGTTGGTATTATACTGGGACCCTGACTTTAGTAAGTATTGAAGGGTCACTGTACCAACGTTGGCAGATGTTGCAGCGGCCACGGTTGTGTATGTAAAAGAGAAATGATTAGCGTCTGATGCAGTGGTAATGGTAAACATGGAATTTAGGAAAACGTTGTTGCCGACTGTTGCAGCCATCGAGACAAATGCGACACGGTCACCCGCTACTCTGGTGTGGCCTGTCAAAGATACAAGAATAGATGAAGAACCAACGGAGGTGCTAATCTGGTTGACCAAGGATGTAGTTGAAGTAATAGGCGTAATGTCCGATACTGAACCACCCTCGTAAATTTGAAGTGCATTGTTTGTTCCCCATGCAATATAGTTTTCTTGATTTAGTCCTGACCAAATCTGGATGTCACGAGGAGTTCCTGTCAATTCACCAAGAACTCGTTTGTTCCAACCCCGGATATTTTCAGGGTTGTTATTACGAAACCGGACACGGTTACCGTCATACCAGCCGCCCTCGGCCTCGTATTGTGTATCATCACGAAGAAGAGTAGCGGCAAAGTTATATTTTGTTGTGATTGTGTCTGTTGACATGTTAGATTATCTCGGAAAATTTAGGAAAACTTGAGATATGATACCCCCAAGAGCAGCGGAGAATCCGGAGAGCATCATCAATGTTTTCCAGCCACCTTGTGCTTCTGAGAGAGTAAGAAGAATTTTACGGGTATCATCACGGACAGCACCTAGTTCTTGTTCAAGCAAAACAATCCTAGCCTCCATGTTACCAAGTTCCCTGTCCGTGAAATTAGCCATTATGTTGGACCTATTCGTTTAATCATCCCGGCCACGTCTATCAATCCAACCGAATGTAGATACATTGAGAGTGTTCGGGTATGAACTGGAAAAACTTCGTGCTCTGACCTGACTAGACGTGTTGGTCCTGACCGGGGGAATAGAACCTGCGATAACGCCACGAGCGCCCGTGCCAGTTGGGGCCGGGTTATCAAAGGCAAGAGAATAAGTACCTGATCCCAAGTTTGGTTCAGTGACCGTCACATCCGCAGTATCAAGAGGACTGATATATACACCGACACGATCATTGAAGCCGGTTCCGGAAACCTTTACGTTAATGCCCAAAAGTGCTTGGGTCTTGATACCCGAAGGTGTGGAAAGACTGAGGGTCTTGGCAGAGGCTGTGACAGTTGCTGCCGAAACATCGATGACCGGGATGTACCAGTTAAAGTTATCGCCTGTCTGAACAAAGTTCTGTACAGATACATCGGCATCGGAATAGATCGAGCCCAGTCGTCTCTTCAGGGTGTAGCCGGATGGCATTGTTGGTGAACTAAGATTGGTCGATGCAAGTGTTGCAGCAGAGACACCCTCGGCCTTTGAGATGGCGAATACATGATACCATGTTGCAGAGGTCACTGTCCCGGTATCGAGAGCGTTTTCACCGGTTGATGCTAAGCTAAGAGTGGTGGCGGATGCAAGGGTAATATCGTAGGTGTTGTCGTCAGATCGTGCCTGACCCACAGCGATGGAGATTGCTGTTGCTGAAACAGGGGTCATACCGTAACCGCTGAGGTATGATCTGGGTGATCCAAACGATGTAAAACTCAGGGTCCCAGATCCGTTTGTCTCAAGAACCTGTCCGGCGATACCGTCATTACGTGGCAAGGTGTAAGTCACATTTGCTGTGACCGTGGCCGGGGCCTGTAGGGCGATGTAGTGAGAAGAGTCTGCGTCTGCGAACCTGACTTCGCTCTCGGCCTTCATAGTAATGTTACTGGAGAATGATGTTGCACCCATAGTGGATGAACCGGATACAGCAAGGCCACCCGTGATAGAGACAGTTCCTGAAATTGCCACGGGGACTTTGATGTCAATCAAAGAGGTTGCCACGGATACATTAACCACGTTTGATGTGGATCGGATGCCGGGTGTTTCAACGTTACGTACCGAGACGCCATCACATACAACACCGATACTCTGGCCTTGTGGGATAATTTGTCCAGAGCCCGTGGCGGTCTTCATGTTAACGGTGAAAGAACCAGATGTGGAATTACGAACATCGTAGCCTTTTGAAAGGGCAGGGATAAGGACATTGACGTTCCCGGTCAAGGTTCCCGAGATATCTAGAAATGCACTACGTGCCTGATCAGAAGCACCGTCCGACTGCGTCAGAGTAACAGCAACAGATGATACCGTGATCGTGGTGTAGGCTGCGATAGAATCATCGACAAGTTCAATGACGTTATCGTTAAGGACAGTGCCCCATGTGTTTTCGTTTTGACCGGGGATCTGTTTTTCTAGTCTGATTCTGGATGTGTATGATGACATGGTGTTAGTTACTTCCTGTTAAAGTGTTAGGGCCACCGGCTGGACTTGCTGGCATGGCCATGCTGTCCCTACGGGATCTACGTGCCTCGTTGTTCAGACCCTCAAGTTCTCGTTGATAAAAACTTTCCCACATGTTTGCAGCGGTTGGGTTCTTCATGAATAAGGTTGCCTCAACCATGGAACCGTAGTATAGGGCGTTTGAGCAGTACTGTGTGAAATAGTTTGTTTCCTGTGTTGACGAAGCTAAAGCGGTGGGCTCGACCACATATGAAATTTCAACGGGGTATGCTGATGCAGGAGCCGGTGCGATCAAGAGTTCGTTACCGTAGTTTGCATAATATCTGGGCTCTCCGACCGAGGTACGGTCTGGCCAGTAATCATTCAGGTATTCTTTGGTCTTCATGACCAGATTAATCCGGGAGCCGTTGCTGGTGATCGTCAAGTTTTTTACAATCAATGCGTTAGGTGGCTTCTGGTAAACAGGGGTCGAGACAATAAAGTTTGTTGTGGCAAAACTTGTCAAGCCTAGTAAGTCTACGTCACGTGTCAGTCTATTTTCTGTGCGTGAGATAAAATTAGGGATAGAGTCAACAAACTCGGAACCTGTGTTTTCCGCAGTTTCCTGAATTTGGGTTGCAAGCGTTGAGTAAGTTGTTACAGGCATACGATGATCCTATCATAAATTATTAA